TAATAGCAGCTTCAAAGATAGTACGTGCTTTCTCTTGGAATTCTTCTGAAAGTTCTTCGCCAGCAATAAGTGCGTTGATGTCCTCCTCAACGTCAATCTTATCTTCAGCAACAACTTCCTCTTCTGTAGTCTCTTCTTCAGCGACTACTTCATCCGTTGTAGTTTCCTCCTCAGAAACAACATCTTCAGTAGTTTGCTCTTCTTCAGCAACTACCTCTTCAGGTTTTTCTTCCTCTTCCTTAACACCTGCTGGTGTAGGTTCTGCAGGTTTTGCTCCCTTATTAACAACGTCTTTGACTTGCTTAAGAGATCCACTAGGGACTTTTAACTTAGCTGAATCGTCATCGACTTTGTAATTTTCAGGAGTAGGACCGCCAAGATCTTCGACACTGGCACCTGAAAGTTTTTGCATTGGTTCCGCAGGTTTAGCACCTTTGGTTACCACATTCTCTTCGATGTTTTCCATTTCTTGTAATTTGCTACCAACGGACATTTGTTTAGATATGTGTTTAATCTGTATTT